CTATGGACATCCAGTATTGGCATTATTGGTCTTGCTCTCAATCTTCGTGCTTACGATTTCGTGAGTCAAGAGATCAGAGCAGCAGAAGATCCAGAATTTGAAACGTTCTACACCAAGAACATCTTATTGAATGAAGGACTACGTGCATGGTTGGCACCTGCCGATCAACCACATGAAAATTTCATCTTCCCTGAGGAAGTATTGCCAAGAGGTAACGCACTGTGATCAAATCACTGTTCAGTATTATGTTCGCTGCACTGATGTGGGTTCAAGTCCCACAGTGGAGTGATGATTGGTCTAAGTGTGCAGTAGATGTACCTGACGTTCAATGTCATTGGTATATCACAGCACCCGATAGCACAATGGGTGAAGGATTTAGTTGGGCAAATGCCCCATGGTTTAGCGCCGAAGGACTCCTCGATATTGGAGAACTTCATAATACAGTTCAGTCCCTTCAAGAGGCATGATGATGATGCACTTCCAATATCTTCTATGGGTAGGACTCGTCATTCTATTCGTTATTACTCAACAAACTGATGACGATGATGATCAAGGTGGTGGTATGATGGTGCCCTCGTATGAATAGTTTTGAAGTCTTTCTTTACTTTGTATGCTTCGCCCTCATTGCTGGTGGTGCATTCGCTATGATGTGGGCTAACATTCAATCTATTAACATAGAGATGAGGACTCCTAAACCACGTCATCCAGAAGCACCAAAGGAAGGTGATGAGTTGATGTATGTAGATCTATCCAGAGAAAAACTGGAAGACCTATACAATAAATAAAACAAATTCAAAATTATTATGTCTGTTACTCTCCGTTTTAAAATCATTGATGCACTTCTTGCTGATGCTCAAGGTAACATTGCCAAAGCAAAAGCAAACGTAGAAGTTTATCTAGAGAATCCTGTAGGTATTGGCGAGCATCCAGATGTACTGGGTGCTATTCAAGATCAACTAGATATCATTGCTCATGAAGAAGAGCGTATCGAAGTTATCGGTAAGCATTTTGCAGAACCTTTCTAGAGGATGTTGTGGTGCTGGATGTCCAGACTGTCCATTCAGACCAAAACAAAAATGACTTTTTGATTCTATAAAAGGTGGAAAAAAATCCCCGCTAAAAAATCACTGAAAAAGGTCGACCTAAATTCTAAAATAAATAGAGGGTGTAACAACCCTCTATTTTAATGGCAATTACTTATTATTATCCTGAAGGACCATTGGGACCAATATGTGACATTGCCACAGATGATTTGGATGCTCGGGATGCTGAAGCAAGGCGTAGAAGAAGAGATGGAGGTGGGGAGCTTGGTGATGGAAGGGATTATACCTATGGACCGATAGATTATGGTGATTTGGAACGTGTTGTAGATCATCCTGTCGCTGCAATCATTTCTAGAAGATGTAGAATTAGGACTCTTTCTAATGGAACGAAAGAATATTATGACTGTGTGGATGATTTATTATCTCCAATTGGAGTACCATCTTCTTATCCATTAATATCACCCCAATATAATTGGCCAGTTATATCAACAACTCCTTGGGGATTGGATGATAATTTTGAACCTCTTCTCTTAACTCCAATAGATTGCAGTCCTTTTGACGCAGATATTAATATTACTCCTGTAAAATTTTTTAAAGCCAATGGAACTTTTGTAGAAAAAATATTAACAGAAAGATCTTCACCACCAACTTTTCCTGTAAGAGGTGGAGGAACACTTCAAATTAAAGGTCAATCTTTAAGTGCTAGATTTATACTAGATGGTGGCAGTCAGTTGCAAGCATCATTCAAATCAGATGGCACAGGTATCTCTGTGACTGGTAGCGGCACGGCCACTATCACTCTAGACTTTGAGTGGGATGATCAAGTAAGTGTTTCTGGTCGATCAGTTGGATCATTGTCTATTGGTGGTCAAACATTTACTCAAACCAGCAGCAGCAAAGGTAGTATTACTAGATCTTTTTCTGTTACAGGTGGTCAGGAATACCTCTGGACTATCACTGGACAAGCACCCACTGCTGGTTATAGGCTTAAAGATGGTGCAATCCAATGGGATGACAATGCAGTCAATGGATTTGACAAAAATGCAGAGATGGTAATTACAAGTATAGGTAGTTCTGGTATTCCAAAACTTAGAGTAGCAGGAAGTGGTAGTTCTAATGGTGATATCGGACTTCAATTAGAATGGGATGACAACCCAAGCACTGCTGGAACGGCATTAGGAACTGTCACTATTAATGGTGTCTCACTCACTCAAACTAGTGGAAGGACGAAAGGGAAAACTAATGCAACACTTTCTGTCACACCAGGAGTCGATTATCCCATTAATATTAGTGGAAATCCTAACGGATATACCCTATCGCCTTATCGTATGGGTTTCTATGATGGTGATGGAAATGATTTAAATGCAAAATTAACAATCACGAGTTCTCAACCATCAGAAACTGAATTTGGTCAAGGTGCTTGGAGTAAGGATGGAAATGCATATGGAGTATGGGTTAATCCTGAAGTTTGTACACTACCAACACTACAGCAGACAGTAACTTATTTTATTGATATACCACAAACTGATACTTATACAATTACTGGTGGTGCGGATGATGTATTTCAAGTTTTTCTGAATGATAGTACCACCCCAATTATTGGAGGTGTTGCTGGTATTTTTAGTGAAGAGCATCAAACATACCATACAGGTTCTTACACACCACCATATGCTACACAAACAACCTTAAATGAAGGTGTGTTGAAGATGGTTGTTACTTGCACTAATGGTGCTACTGAACTTACTGCAAATGGAGATCCAACTGGTAAATCATTCCAGTGGTTTTATAATCCTGGTGGATGGTATATAAAAATTTGTAGAGGTGATGCTTGTTTTGAACCTGCTGAGGTTCCTTGGGTTCATTCTGGTCCTGATGCTGGCGGGGATTGGGGTGAGTTCATGGATAAGTATGCAGCATATCCATCTAATGGTAATGTTTTATTAAACACTGTTCATTCAACAGCTTATAATATCAATGTTCCCTATCCTGGTGACTACACTTTAGAGTGGGGTATGGATGATGATGGGACTATTTCATTGGATGGAACTGAGATTATAAATTCTGGATACGAACCCAATTCTCAAACTTATACTATTAGTAATCTTTCTGCTGGACCTCATACTATTGGTGTTACTATCAGAAATAATGGTCCTAGTAATGACTGGGTTAAGAATCCAGGAGGTATTGCATGGACTCTGACTGCTGCTGCAGGAGCATCATCCAATGCTTTAGTTAGCTTTGATAGCAATGGTAACCTTGTGACTAATGGTGATGGCACAATTGAAGTCAGTTTGTCATTTGAATGGGATGACAATCCAAGCACTGCTGGATCTGCATTGGGAACAGTTAATTGGTCTGGAACTGGACTTGAATTTACTCAAACATCAGGAGTTTCAAGTGGATCTGATAGTGCTACAGCAACCGTTAACGGAAATACTACATATAATATGCAAGTCTTTAATGGTACAGGCGGATTTGAAGTTCAAAACAATGGACAGAGTATTTGTTTCTTTGACAATGATGGGAATGATTGTAATGCTGAGGTTACCATTGGTTCAACTCAAGGTTTATCTGCTATAATAGCCTCGTCACTTGATTTTACTCCTCGTGCGTCGTCGAATAATTTAATCTGGCATACTAGAAAAGCAACTGGTTACAAATTTACAGAAATTTAATGGAACTACCAAAAATTAAAAACGAAAATTTACCCCAAGAGTTGAGAGAGATTCTTGGTGATGGAGATGCTGAATTTGATGCGATTGTAGATCCTACAGACATCATTGACATTAATGTAGATCCTGATGCATATCGTGAAGAACGTTTGAACATTGCCAACATGCTTTTGGAGTCTAGAAAAAAATCTCAAGAGTACCTTAGGCAAGAAAGGTTGAATAACCCGAACATTTAATCTGCATAAATACTCACTGTTACACACTGTAACACTCAATGCACTTGCCAAACCAGGCAGAATGTGTTATACTTAATCCAACGAGAGAACGTCGATCTCTCTTTCATCCGTGGGATACTCCACGAGATATACTTAAAGGTAAATTTTCAATGATCAAAAATGTATTCGCAGCAGCTGCTGCTCTGTCCGTATCTGCTGGTGCTGCTTTCGCAGGACCCTACGTCAACGTAGAAGCTAATTCAGGTTGGACGGGATCGGATTACTCTGGAACCGCCACGGACCTTCACCTGGGGTACGAAGGTGCTATTGGTGAGAGCGCATCATATTACGTCCAAGGTGGTGCTAGTGTAGTCTCCCCTGACAGTGGTGAGAGCGATACCGTTCCTTCAGGTAAGGCAGGCGTTGGTATCTCCTTGAGCGATGCTCTGGGTGCATATGGCGAAGTCTCCTTCGTCGGTAGTGGTGACAGCGATGTTGATCGCGGTTATGGAACCAAACTCGGTTTGAAGTACAACTTCTGATATAAATAATGTGGAGACCTTTCGTGCGGTCTCTACAAAAGTCGGAACACCCATGGGACTCTTAGGAGTCCCTTTTTTATTCTAGAGGTACTATGAATTTTTCTGTATATACTCGTAATGGATGCCCCTATTGCACAAAGATCAAGACAGTTCTTAGAGCAAAGGGATATTCTTTTACGGAATATCGTTTAGACACTCACTTTGATAGGAAAGGATTTTATGAACAGTTTGGTGCAGGTAGCACATTCCCTCAAGTTCTGCTAGACTCTAAAAATCTTGGAGGTTGTACAGAAACTGTCAAATATTTGAGAGAAAACAACTTGGTTTGATACTAAATATTTTTAGTTAAAACAAAGGAGGGGTTGGTTTCCATATTATTGCAAACGGTTAAAAACGGGGGAAACCATGTTGATTGCACTTGTAGTTTTAGTTGTACTCGGAGCCTTTATCCTAGGAATTACAGTTTCTTGGTTGGCAAAGGGATACGTAGAAGACTTCATTGAGAACGCAGCATACGCTAAATCAGTTACACATCCTGAAATGTTCGATGAAGAAGGTAACATGCTACACGACGAACTTATTTACATCAGACAAGAAAATCCATTCTGGAATTTGGAGGATGATGGTGACGATGAAGATTAATTAAAGGAGTTAAATTATGCCACGTTCTATGGAAAATAGTAACCCTAGGTTACTATTAAGTGAGATTTTGAGAAAGGTCTCCAATGCAAAAACTAAACAGGAGAAGGTAAATCTTCTCCGTAAACATAATACTGTTGCTCTCAGACAGTTGTTAGTTATCAATTTTGATGAGAGTATTGTTTCTATGATGCCAGAGGGAGATGTGCCTTATACACCTAATGACGCTCCTGCTGGTACTGATCACACTCGCTTAGAGCAGGAATATCGTGGTCTGTATCGTTTCTTCAAGGGAGGTGCAGATAAGTTGCCAGCATTGAAAAGGGAATCTATGTTCGTTCAACTCTTAGAAGGACTTGCTGGTGAAGAAGCAGAACTTATGGTTCTAGCAAAAGACGGGAGAATTACTGAGAAGTATAAGAGAATTACAAAAGCAGTAGTTTCTGAGGCATTCCCTCAGATCGAATGGGGAGGTCGCTCTTGAGAGTTATCTCTAAAGAATGTGATCCATCTTTAGCAACAGATAGATCACTCCCATATACAGCATATCTCATTGAATATTCACAAGAAGGTATCACTAAGTTTGATATTGTTTCTTCTGGTAAGCAAGTAGAAATTTTTGATTATTATTGGGATCTTTATAAAAAAGATTTTATTAATATGACACAAACTGAAGGTAGAACTAACCCCAGACTATGGCAAGATCCAAACGAGCCAAAGAAAGGCAAGAAAAAGTGACTGTTTACTTTGACCAGCGTGCTTTTGCGGAGAAAGAACGAGAGAACGAAGAGGAATTAGAAATCCTAAAGAAAAAAGAGGAGGGTGCAGCTGCTGTTATTGCAGTCTTATTTTTCTTTGGCAAACCTCTGGTTATTATGCTATTATGGAACATGCTGATGCCAGGTATCTTTGGTATTACTACCATCGGATACTTCAAGGCACTTGGTTTGTACCTTCTCGCCCGTATTATTATCGATAAGAATGACTAAAGTATGTTTGATCTCTGTTACTCCTGATGCAGAGAAGACAATTGGATACATTGCTCGTGTGAGTAATCCAGCAAATCAGGAGAACCCAAAGATTTCAGGATTACTAAAGTATTGTATCAAGCACGGGCATTGGTCTGTGTTTGAGCAAGCATCTATGACTCTTGAAATCAGTACCACTAGAGCAATCGCAGCTCAGGTGTTGCGTCATAGGTCATTTACATTCCAAGAGTTTTCTCAGAGGTATGCTGACAGTTCTATGTTGGCAGATAAAATTGCTATCCCAGAACTTCGTCGTCAGGATACTAAGAATCGTCAGAATAGTATTGATGATATCGATCCTTTCAAGAGACAGAAGTATGAAATCTTGATGCAACATCACTTTGAAGAAGCGATGAAATTGTATAAGGATATGCTGGAAGATGGTATTGCAAAGGAATGTGCAAGAAATGTGCTTCCTTTATGCGTAGGGACAAAAATGTACATGACGGGCAATCTCAGAAATTGGATCCATTATATCCAACTGCGTTCCGCCAATGGCACCCAGAAGGAGC